CCTTTATTCATCTGCTCTTCGCCTAGAAAAAAGCCATCTATTTGTTTAGCTATACCTTGTATATCTTGAACTGTGGATATGTTTTCTTTTATGAAATCAACGCTTTTTTTTACTAAAGCTATTCCTGTCAGTATTTCGGCAACGACCATAATTACCTCTAAAAAATCCCTTGAAATTTTTGTGGTTTAGCTATTTCAGAGAACTTCTTTATAATTCCACCATTACGTTTTTTTATTATTTTTTTTTGGTTTTTTTTTGGTTTTTTTAATTGAAGCCTTGATTTGCCCGCTTTCGACAATGCTATCGCTATTGCTTGTTTCTGCGGATACTTCTCTTTTTTTAACTTGCGAATGTTCTTGCTGATTGTCTTTTGGCTTGACCCTTTCTTCAACGGCATCTACAACTCCTTCTTTTGCAAGTCTTCTTTTTCTCTTTTTCTCTTTCTCAACTTCCCAAATTTTTTCTCTTATTGAACTAACCATAACCTATCCTTTCATAGCTTTCATTGCCGCAATATCTCTTGCTGTTTGATCTCTTTGATTTGCTATTTCTTCTTGCTGATCTAATCTTTGTTGATCAAGAAGAACGTCATTTCTTTCTTTCTCCAAGTCTAAATTTTGTTTTTTCTCAAACTGATCTTGCTTCTGTGCTATTTCTTGACCTCTTAGTGCTAATTCTTGCTTTCTTATTGTTACAAGAGGATCTTCACTCGGTGGAGGAGTTAAAGCTTGTGCATACTGTTCTTGTATTTCTGCGGCTATTTCTGCACTTCTAGAAGCTATTTGATCTTGCATTGCTTTCATTGCATTTGGATCTTGTTGCATCATCATTTGTTGCTCTTGTGGTATACTAGCCATAACTTCTTGTTGTGCTTGCATATCTGACATCATCGCAATATGCTCTGATATATGCCCTTGCAAAGTCATTATGATGGCAGCATTAGCTTGAGCTACTGGTGTACTTATCATAGCTAAGTGAGCAGATATATGTGCTTGATGATTTTGTTCTGGAAAAGCTGTAAGTGTTCCACCTCTTAGAGCTTCTTGATTTTCTTTTGCAGGGTTCATGGGCATAGGCTGAGGGGGAGGTTGCAACACAGCTTCAATGTTTGTAACGCCTAATGCTTCATACATCTTTCTGTAGGCTTGATACATTCCATTCGGCCCATGAATGTCTGGATTACTTTGTGCTAACTGTAATTGAGTTTGAGCTAAAGCAATACGTTGTGACATAGAAAATATATTAGGATCTGAAACGGGTAATATATCAATTCTGTCATCAAAATCTGTTTGTTTTATTTCAGGAGGAGCACCTGGAACTTGATATGGATACATTGGAACATCCATTGCAAATATTCTACCAAGCAACTTAAATTCTATTTTTTGTGAATAATGAAGTCTCTTATGTATCGCAGACATCACTTTGGTGCCACGTTCCATGATAGCCATAGTTGTGCCAACAGGTGCGTTGCCTTGCATTTCACCAACTTTCATGTCAGCCATTGATGCAAAACGTCTACCAGAATCTATAAGTGTTCCAAGTAATGAATACAAAGTTTGAGATGGCTCCTTAAATGGTAATGGCATAATTGCTTGACGCAAATCCATACCCACCATGTCTACGTCTCTGAACTCTCCAGGACTTAGCGGAGACTCATCATCTCTTATCCTTGCACCTCTTGCTTTGAATCCTGCAGGTAAATTAGATAATGTGCCTGCGTCTATAAGTTGTCTTAATATTGATGTTGAGGCTCTTGAAAGCCCACCTATCATATGAGTAAGACCAAAGCCATAAAAGCCAAGACCAGGTAAGAACTTATAATGAACAAAATAAGGGATCTTCCTACGGAACGGATCGCTTTCATTGAAATTCCTTTTGATTGATAATATTTCACCAGATTTCTCCACTATTGTGACAACATAAGGCATTCTCAATCCAGTAGGCTCGCCATCGGCTCCAATATCTTCAAAGCCCACTATATCTAAATCTGTGTGAACCTCATATAAAGTTATTTCTTCATTATCACTTGAACCTTTGTATATACCTTGAATATCATCTATTGTTTCCTTAACATCATCATAATTTCCAGAGGAGTTATCTGAAGAAGGCAGATCTACATCTTTATAAAAACCTTGCAATTGTAATTTTCTAACTTCATTTTTGCCCATCCGTACTACATGAGTTATTCTTGATGAAGTTCTTAAATCTGTGGCATTGTAAGGAACAATTAAATCTTCTGCATGTACAAATTTTGAAACTGCTCTTTGCATTGAAGGATCAAAATAAACTTTTTTAAACGATGAACCTACAATCGGAAGATAAAATAACATTTGATCTAATTCAGGATCATACTCTTCCATTTCATAAGTTATTTGATAATTCATGTAGTTTTTAACACGCTCTGCTTGTGCTAATAACTCTGGACTTTCTGAACCTACAATAACTGTCCTAACTGGGCCACCAGCAGGCAACATTTCTCTGTATGCTTGTGCTTGAAACTGCGTAACGCTTTCTGCTAATAATGGATGAACAACGCCAGAAGCACCTTCAAATGGCTCTGCCCTATCTTCATAGTTCATGCCAAGTAGCTCTAAGCCACCTTTGTATGTATCTTCCCACTCTCTCCTTGAAGAAATATCATCTTCAATAGCACTAACTAAATCACTTGAAATTACACCAAGTTCGTCTTCGTCAATAAATTCTGCTAAATTGGCATCAAATGAGACAGGAGGAGCTATCTCTGCTTCTTCTTGCATCTCTCCTATAATAGCAGAACCATCTTCAAACTCTGTAACGCCTGGAATAATTTCAGCTTCTGGCAAAGGTATCTGTATGCCTTGAGGTTGTTCTACGTTTTCAACGCCATTTACTTTTTCAATTGCCATGTTTTATCTGATGGAAAATCCACCACCTTTTATTGCTGCACCTTGTCCACGGCACATCATTTTGCCACCTTTGCCTTTAACACTACCACCATATTCATATTTTGATGCTAGATTAGGATTAATCTTTTGCTGAACCTTTTTTGGTAATTTTGAAAAGCCTTTATATTTGGAAGGAACAGCTTCACCACCCTTTTTCATTTTTTTGACTTTCTTAAAAATATCATCATTGTCTTCCAAAGACTCTTTAGAGCCTGGTAAGTTTTTTAAATTAGCTTTTCCAGTTTCTTTATTTTTTGCATTTTGCCTAGCTACTTTTTTACTAAACTCTTCATTTATTATTTCTGTTTTATCTGCTTTAAATGGATCTTTTTTAGGTCTCTTTTTTGGTTTTGCTATTTCTCCGCCAGCTTCTTTCTTTTGTACTTTTTCTTCTTTCAACCTATCTCTTAATTGTTTTGGAACATTTTCTTTAAATAATCCAGTTGTGCCTTGTAACAACCCTGTTTTTTTCTCTTCTGGAGAAGCAGGTTTATAGCCTGCCATATCTAGCATTGAGCCTTCATCTCCGCTTGAAAAAGGAAATCTTGCAATAATATTTGCCCTTTCATATGCTTCACTCACGGCTTTTTTGAGAGTTTTAGGTTCCGTTATTTTTTTAGGACCACCTAAATTTTCAACTTGCTTTTGAATTCTCTTATCTCGCTGTTTTTGCGTATAACTTTTTCTTGAACTCACATTACTCTCCTGTTTCTGGGTTAATCATTCTTGATCTAGTCATGTTAATAACCTCGCCTCCGTTAGCCATCTGAATTGTCTTTTGTTGAACACTAAACGGATCTTTCTTAGGGTTAGGTGTTATACTAAAAGTCTGTGGCCTTGCACTAACTTTACTTACTTTTGACATTCTTTTCAAATTTTTTGTGATTGCGTCATCTTTCTTCTTTTGTAAATCTACAGTTTTAACGCCAGTTTTACCACTTTCTATATCAGTAATTGTTTTAGCTATACCCTTTAAAGGATCTGTCTCACCACCTTTTTCCAAAAGCTTTAATTGCTTCATTTTGGTTGTGTCTATCACTTTAATCTTTGGCTCTGTTCTTTTTATATTTGGCGTTACGCCAGTGCCAAAGTTTTTTCCAGGCACAGGTTGACCACGCCTTGCTAAGTCTTGGTAAGCCCTTATTCTATCTGCTTCATCTGACATTACTTTATTCCTTTAAAACTGCCACCTCTGCCTGGAACCACACCACCCATGTTCATTTTTTTGGGTTTCCCAGCAATTTTTTTTGCAATCTCAATTTTTACAACACCTGGCAAATTTCTTATGGGATTAGCTGCTATGTTAGCACCAACCAAACCTTGTTCAGCTTTTAAAATGTTTTCTGCAAGTCTCTTCATTTTATCTTTCATTACCTTACTCCTTTAAAACTACCACCTCTACCAGGCATTACACCACCCATATTCATTTTTACAACACCGCCTTTGGCTTTTTTTATTGGTTTTATTTTTTGAAGTGTTTTCATTATACTTAACATTTGTCTTTTGCTTAGACCTGGTTGAGTGCCCTCAAATCCAGAACGAATTTTATATGGCTTATCTAATTCTTTTTCTTCTTTCATCAGTAATACTCCATCTTTCTTCTGTAAGCGGGTTCAAATTCTTCATCGTCAGGTGTGGATATAAAACCACCTTGTCTGAATCTTAGTATAGCCTGTGTCATTGAATCTGCCAAGTCATCATGATCTCCATGTGGAAAGCTCGCACATTCCTCAACAACTTCCTCTGCAAAATTAGCATCAGGTCTGTACACCATGCCACTCTCAAAGACTGGTGAACATGCGTTCATACGTGCAAATTTATCAGAACCTTTACTCGGTGTAAATGGTGTAACAGGAACGCCCATACGTCTTAATTCTTGTGTTAAAGGCGTACCACTAGCTTTTTGCTCAATGAGTATCATATCAGGTTCATATGCCTCACATAACTCCATTGCTTTCTGCTTCAGTTCTGGGAAATCCCATCTGCCCTTTTCTGCATCAAGTAAGATGATAGCATCACCCTCACCCTCTACTGGCGTAAATATCCCCCAAGTCGTTATGGCACTAAAGTCAGAACGCTCATTCTTTGTAAACGCTGTATCATATGATTGTATAATATAAGAACAAGTGGGTGGATCATCACGATTCCAAATCTTCCACCATTCCCTCTTGATTATCGCACCCTCTTCTGCCGTCGGATTTTGCATGTACTGTGCGTTCCACTTTCCTACGGGAATCGATGCTTTCACGCCTTCTAATTCTTCTTTGCTCCAATACTCTGGCCAGAGAACGTTTCCAGTCTCTGGGAATATCGCTGGAAATTCTACTACTTCCCATTTGTCAGCACCTCCTTGAGCTTGTTTTTGCAAAACTCTAGCAGTTAAATCCTTAATACCCCAACGTGTCATAACAATAATGATTGAACCACCTGGCTGAAGTCTCTGCCTTGGTCCAGATGTGTACCATTCATAAATACTGTCTAATGCCGTAGGACTTAGTGCATCTTGTTCTGATACAGGATCATCAATGATTAACAAGTCTGCACCACGGCCAGCTAACGCACCACCCACACCAACAGCATAATACTCACCACCACCATTTGTTGACCATCTA